TGCCATGTCTTCCATCCACGCACTTATCAAATATGAAGAGGGTTGGCGCGAAAAGCCATACCGCTGTACCGAGGGTTATCCAACCATCGGTTATGGATTTCGTATTGGCCCGAAAAATGCCGATATGAAGCTCTATCAGTTCACCCTGCCAAAAGCAGCAGGGGATATCTGGCTGAATGTGCTGCTTTCAGAAACTGAATCGGATATGTACAAGCGTGAAAATATTGCAGCTGCGCTTGATGCTTGCTCTCAATTTCGTGCCCGCTATGCAGTGCTGCAATCAATGGCCCATCAAATGGGCGTTGATGGCTTGTCCGGGTTCAAGAACACCCTAAAAGCGATTGCCAATCGCGACTGGAGTTCCGCCGCTGCCGGAATGCTCGACAGCAAATGGGCAAGACAGACGCCAGAGCGCGCCCAGCGCCACGCCGAACAGATGCGCACCGGCCTGTGGGCCAGCGTGTACGGGGGCTGATATGGGCCGCAACTGGCAGTGGAGTTTTAACCATGGCCGCGAGCAGCGGCTGAAACGGGAGCGCGAGGCGGCCGAACAGGGCATCGCCGAGTGCGATGTTGATCGCAGCGTGCCGCTCCATAGCCGTGACGGCACCATGCAAAGCCAGTTCGCCAAGGGCTGGCGCTCGGTCACACCGTCAGAAATCTACGACGCCCGCAACCGTCACCGCTTCAATATCCTCACCACCTGCAACGGCAAGGCCGCAGAGCACTGCGCCAGGCTGCGTGCGCTATTCAAGAAGGATGAACCATCATGCCACTCCCGTTAATCCCCGCACTGGCCGCGCTGGCGGTGCAGCAGGGCCCCGCCATGATCCGGGGTATCGCCAGCCTGTTTGGTGGCAGCGATACCGCGAACAAGGTCGCCGATATGGTCGAGCAGGTGTCCGGCATCGGCTTCAACGCAGAACTGCAGCAGGCCAATATCGAGCAGCAACTGATGCGCCTGCCACCGGAGGCCATCGCCGATCTGCAAAAGCTCAAGGTAGAGCTGGAGAAAGAGCAGACCCGCCGCCGCGAGTTGGAAACCGCCGACCTGCAGGCCGAACAGGCAACCACCCAGCAGACCATTCGTGAGGGTGACGGCGCCAAAGATGAATACGTGCGCCATACCCGCCCGCTGATGGCGCGCCAGAGCTGGCAGGCCGGGGCGCTCTATATCGTGCTGTTCACCGTGCTGCGGGCCTTTGGCTATGGCGACGGCCCCGATTTCGAAATGGCCATGCTGATGCTCACCCCGGCTTGGGCCTATATGGGCCTGCGCACCCTCGACGGTTTCGCCCCCCATCCCAAGGCCAGCGGCCAGAAGGTGGGCGCGGTGATCACCGGCACTGTCTCCAAGCTGCTGACGAGGGGCAAATGACCGACCTGTTTGATCGCGCACAACAACAAGAGCAGGAGTTTCGCGAGCGGGCTATCGCCAACGCGCGGCACCACCGCCAGGAACAACCGGATCAGGACGAGCACGGGAACCGCTTTTGCCTGAGCTGTGGGGAGCAGATCGCCGCTGCGCGACTGCAGGCCGAGCCGGATGCAGTGCGCTGCGTGCCGTGCCAATGCCGTGTAGAGAGAGCGGGGAAACAACGCTATGGAATTTGACTGGATCCCGAAGTGGTGGGGCGTTATCACCACAGCCGTCGCGGTGCTGGCCACCGTGGCCATGCTGTGGCTGAGCAAGACGTTCGTCCGCCGTGAGGAATTGAAACAGGTGGAAAATACCATGGCTGATCACAGCAACCGCCTCGCCAACATCGAAGACAAACTGGAATCCCTGCCAACGCGAGATGAAGTAAATGCCCTGCGCCTTGAAATATCTGACGTTCGCGGGGATATGAAGGGGCTCAAAGAGTCCCTTCGACAGGTTGACCATCTTGCCAGACTGCTTATTGAGCAGGGTTTAAAAGACAAATAAACGGGGGTTGTATGTCGCTCAAAGAGCTTGTTACCGAAGATCAGCGTCTGGTGATGCTGCGTTCTCTAAACGAAATGCCTGGCTATGAGGCCAATGAATCGATCCTCGACTCCTGCCTCGACCAGTACGGCCACAAAATCAGCCGCGATGCGGTGCGCACCCATATCAGCTGGCTGGCCGAACAGGGCCTCGTTATCCAGCGCGAACTGGGCAATACCCTGATCGCCAAACTGACCGGCCGCGGGATTGATGTAGCCACTGGCGCCGCCACCGTGCCGGGTGTCAAGAAACCGCGTCCGGAGTGATTTCATGTTTGGGAGGGTTATAGAGATGAAGCGAACTATCGTTGGTTTGGTATTGGGTGCCATGAGTGGGTTGATGATGCGCGATCAACCTTGGCCTTTGGCTCATAGCGTAGATGATGCAATGGAGCGGGCAATTCGCCATATCAAACGCAATAGTGGTTACCGCCCAACCTTCAACGGCCGCCAGCCTTCGGTCAAACGTGCCCATCGTCAGGCCAAGGCGCAACGCGCCCGGCGCCGTGCTCGTCGGCTTGGTCATGCGTAAGGAGCTGCCATGAAAAAAACTATCATCCTGCTCTGCTGCGCCCTGCTGGGTGGTTGCATTGAGCATGCACAGTCAGGTGTTCAACAAGAGAGCGAGCCCCAACAAGTTGGCAAGCTAAGTAATGATGACCGGATCAAGGTCTGGCATGACGACCAGCTGGAGGTGACATGCTGGGTTTATATCGGGTACAACCGCGGTGGCTTGTCATGTATTCCTGACAGCCAGCTGGCAGGTGGAAAGTGACCCGCCTGCTGGATATCACCGCCATGATAGGCGTCGGCTACCTGCTGGCGCTGGTGCTGTTTGGCGATCCGGTCACCGCATTGTGGGGCTGCACCGCCCCGCTGATTGACAAGCTGCTGGGGTAACCATGACCACCAAGAAGAATACCAAGTCCAAGATCCAGCAGCTGCCGGACGATATCCGCAGCCAGCTGTCGGCGATGATCCGCTCTGGCTCCATGTCGCAGAAGGATATTTTGGCCGAGGTGAATCAGCTGATTGTTGAATCCGGCCTACCGCCGGAAGAGCAGATCAGTCGCACCGGCCTTAACCGGTTTGCCAAGCGGATGGAAGAGGCCGGCAGCCGCATGGCGCAGGCCCGTGAAGTGGCCGAGGTCTGGACGGCCAAGCTGGGTCAGGCCCCCACTTCCGAGGTGGGCAAGCTGCTGCAGGAGTTCGTGCGCACCATGGCGTTCGAGACATCCATGAAAATGATGGATGCCAGCGACGGCGAAGAGGGCAAGATGATTGACCCGAAATCTCTAGGCCAGCTGGCGCTCGTTATCCAGCGGGTGGAGCAGGCCGCCATGACCAGCCACAAGGTCGAGAAAGAGATCCGCGCCGCGTTCGCTGCCGAAGTGGCCACCGCTGCCGAGAAGATTGTGACCCAAGCCGGGGTCTCTGCAGAGACGGCCGCCGATATCAAAAACAAGATCCTGGGGATTGCGTGATGGATGCATTCGTTTTGTGGTTGGTTATTACGATGCCGTGGTTTGGCGCGCTGTGGGTCAACTGGAATTTTGTTTCATGTGGTGACCAGATCCGTTGCTTCAGCTACGGGGTTATCTGTAGCTCTACCGGTTTTTGCCTTGCCTTGTGGAGATTCTTTTCATGAACCACCTGACCGCCGCAGAAAATCAGCTACGCAATCAGTCAGCGGCCGCCGTTATCGGCGGCCAGTTCGATCCCAACGAGGTGCTGCTGCCCTATCAGAAGCGCTGGATCGCTGATGCCTCCCCACTCAAGATTGCCGAGAAGTCGCGGCGAACCGGCCTCACCTGGGCAGAGGCGGCTGATGCCGCGCTGAACGGGTCGATGGCCGCCAGCGCTGGCGGCTGCGATACCTTCTATGTCGGCACCACCAAAGACATGGCCCGCGAGTTTATCGACGCCTGCGCCATGTGGGCCCGCGCCTACAACTGCGCCGCTAGCGAAGTGGGCGAAGAGGCGCTGGATAACGAAGACAAAGACATCCTGGTCTATGTCATCAACTTCGCCAGCGGCTTCAAGATCAAGGCGCTGTCATCCAACCCCAGCAATTTGCGGGGGATGCAGGGCAACGTGGTGATCGATGAAGGGGCCTTCCACAAAGACCTTGCCGCCATCCTCAAGGCCGCGCTGGCGCTGACCATGTGGGGCAGCAAAGTGCGCATCATCTCGACCCATAACGGCATCGAGAACCTGTTCAATACCCTGATCATGGATAGCCGCGCTGGCAAGAAGCGGTTCAGCGTCCACCGCATCGATATCGAGACGGCTATCAATGAGGGGCTCTATCGCCGCATCTGTCAGGTCACCAAGAAGCCATGGACCCAGCAGCTGCAGGACGAGTGGCTGCGCAACCTGCTGCGCGATACCGCCACCGAAGAGGATGCGCGGGAAGAATATTACTGCGAGCCCAAGAGCGGCGGCGGTGCCTACCTGCCCCGTGGCCTGCGCGAACGGGCGTGCCGGGTAGATGGGCCTGTGCTGCGCTTTACCGGCTCGGCCGCCTTCAACAACGCCAGCGAATCGGAGCGAAACGGCGAGATGCAGGAGTGGCTGGAGGCCGAAGTGTTCCCCGAGCTGATGAAGCTGGAACGCAACCATCGCCACGCCCTGGGCGAAGACTTTGCCCGTTCCGGTGACCTGACGGTATTCGCTCCCATTGAGGTGTTGCCGGATACCCGCCGCCGGGTACCGTTCACCGTCGAGCTCAAGAACACCCCGTTCAAGCAGCAGGAGCAGGCGCTTTATTTCATCTGCGATCGCCTGCCGCGCCGCGATGGCATCTGGCTCGATGCCCGTGGCAATGGCCAGTATCTGGCCGAACAGGCCGCCTATCGCTACGGCCAAGAGGTGGTGCAGGTGATGCTGTCGGTCGGCTTCTACCGCGAGAACATGCCCCGCTTCAAAGCGGCGTTTGAAGATGACGAGCTGGAGCTACCAAAGCACGAAGACATCATCACCGATCTGGGGCAGATCCAGATCTACCGGGGAACCCCAGGCATTGACGACAGTCGCACCCAGGGCAGCGATGGCAACAAGCGCCACGGTGACTCGGCAGTGGCCATCTTTCTGGCCTATCTGGCCAGCCGTGCCGAAAACCATATTTACGAACTGCACCGCATCGCCAAGGTGGGTGCGCCAGCAAAAGACAACGATGGCCAACGGCAGATGAACCTGACCCGTGGCCTGCGAAGCGGAGGCGGATTACTGTGACCACCATTCTCGATAGCCGGGGCAACCCCATCAAACCCGACAAGGCGGTGCTGCGCGAGAATATCGCAGAGGCCCATATCACCAGCGTGCGCAACCCGCGCCCCGCGTCAGTGGCCAGCAGCATCACCCCGCAGCGCCTCGCTGGCCTGTTGCGCTCGGTAGTGGATGGCAACAACCCGCAGGATTACATGACGCTGGCAGAGGAGATCGAAGAGCGGGATCTCCATTACGCCTCCGTGTTGCGCACCCGCAAACTGGCGGTGGCCGCGTTGCCGCCAAGCGTGGAGGCGGCCAGCGACGATGCCAACGACCAGCGACTGGCGGATGAAGTGCGCCAGCTGATGGAGAGTGACCAGATCCCTGAGCTGTTCTTCGACCTGCTCGATGGCCTTGGCAAGGGCATGGGGGTGTGTCAGATCCTGTGGGATACCAGCGGCGGCCGCTGGACGCCGAACGATTACAGTTGGGTTGACCCCCGCTATCTGCGCCCCGATGCCGAGACCCTGAGCAAGATCCTGCTTATCAGTGACGATGCGCCCCAGGGCAAGCCGCTGGAGCCTTACAAATTCATCGTGCATCTGCCGCGCACCAAGTCTGGCAGCATCTGGCGCAACGGCCTGACCCGCCTGTGCGCCGTGATGTATATGCTCAAGTCTTTCACCGTGCGCGACTGGTGGGCGTTTGCCGAAGTGTTCGGCATCCCCATTCGGGTGGGCAAGTACGGGGCGAACGCCACGCCGGAGCAGATAGCCACCCTCAAGACGGCGATCGCCACCATCGCCAGCGATGCGGGCGCGGTGATCCCCGAGTCGATGATGATTGAACTGGTCGAGACCGCGAAGGGGAACGGCGGCGATACCCTATTCGAGAACATGGCCCGCTGGGCAGACGAGCAGACCAGCAAGGCCGTGCTCGGCCAGACCATGACCACCGATGACGGCAGCAGCCGGGCGCAGGCCACTGTGCATAACGAGGTGCGGCTGGATATCGCCAAGTGGGATGCCCGCCAGCTGGAAGCCACCATCAACGAGTACCTGGTAAAGCCCTTCATCGTGCTGAACTGGGGCGTGCAGAAGGCGTACCCCCGCGTCTGCATCCGCGTGCCGGAGCCAGAAGACCTCAAGCTGATCGTCGATAGCATCACCCCGCTGATTGATCGCGGGATGCGGGTCAGCGAAAGCGAACTGCGTGACAAGTTCGGGCTGGCCGACCCCGATGCGAAAGAGGCCGTGCTGCAACCCATGTCAGTAATGGAGGCCGCCGCCGTGCAGCCGGTGGCCCTGAACCGCCAGCAGCCGCAGCAACAGCGCTTGGCCATCAACCGTATCCAGCAGCCGAACGAACAGGCCATCGAGCAGCTGACCGAGGAGGCGATGAGCGACTGGGTTGAGGTGGGCGGCGAAGACTTTATGAATCCGATCCTCGAATTGGCGGCCACGGCCAAGAGCTTTGAAGAGTTCAACGATGGCCTGCTCAAGCTGCAGGAGAACCTGACCGCCGAGCAGTTCACCCCCCAGCTGGCTGATTACCTGTTCCGGATGCGTGGCATGGGGGATGCGCAAGATGCCTGAGCCGAAAGCCTCCGCCTTTCCACCCAAAGAGGCGCTCGACTGGTTCAAGAAGAAGGGGCTGCAGCCCGGCTTTGACTATCGCGACGTCTGGAAGGAGGAGCACAGCAACGCCTTCACCGTCGCCAAGATGCTCAATGCCGATCTGTTGGTCGAGGTGCGGGACCTGGTCGAGCAGGCGCTGGAGCAGGGACAGACCTATCAGCAGTTCGCGGCCGTGCTCAAACCGCTGCTGGTCAAATCCGGTTGGTGGGGCATTCAGGAGATGGATGACCCGCTGACCGGAGAAACCAAGCCGGTACAACTGGGCAGTGAAGGGCGGATAAAGATCATTTACCGCACCAATATGCGCACCGCCCGCGCCGCTGGCCAGTGGCAGCGCATCGAGCGCACCAAGCGGGCGATGCCCTATCTCACCTACACCATTGGCCCGGCACGGGAGCACCGCGCCCTGCACCTGAGCTGGCGCGGCATCACCCTGCCGGTGGATGATCCCTGGTGGCAAACCCATATGCCGCCCAACGGCTGGGGCTGCCATTGCGGGGTGCGCCAGATCAGCAAGTTCGAATACGCCAAGCTGCAGGGCGATAGCGGCTTCAAGTTCGCCGCGCCAAACGATGGCACCAGCGAGTGGGTGAACAAGCGAACCGGCGAAGCGGAGGTGCTGCCCAAGGGCATCGAGCCGGGGTGGGATTACAACCCGGGCAAGCGCCGCGAGCAGGCCTTGCAAGCTGACCTGAAAGCCAAGGAACAAACATTGCGCCAAACGCTCTCTAAGCCGCTGTGAGCGTTTTTGGCTACCAGCGCACGAACAATTACCAAGCTTTTGAATCTGAGTCGATTTAAATCGGTTTTAAAGATGGTGTGTGGTGGTGTCGAAGGTGCTGATTTCGGCCTGCGCCACCATCCTCCCCATCACCCCGTTTATCATTCCTGCGGTCAGCATTGCCCGATCACATTGGCAAGCTGACCCGCCATCTGTATCCTGTGATGACCGGTCATCACCGTGTTCACCCTCTCCGCTTCCCTGCCATCCCCCTCTGATTAGCGCGAAAAGCGTCATTACAGGCCGCCCCCCAATCCGGCCCATTATCGATTCGTCCAAACAAACCCATTCAACCCAAGCCACGAGGCGGGAGGTTGTTATGTGACGGAGCGATCATGCCCAAGACATCACTAGCCCTTTGCTTTGACCTCTCCCGTCAGGAAGTCCGTGACGAGAAAGTCTGGCTGCCGTTGATACCGGCTGGCTCGTTCGCTGGCAATGATGGCCGCAGCTGGACCAACAGCAACCCGGATGCCGTGGTCGCCGCGTTCACTCGCAAGCGGCCGTTTGACGTCGAGCACTCCACCCACCTCAAAGGCCCGAAGGGCGACAAGGCACCGGCTATCGGCTGGATCCTTGCGCTGCAGAACATCGGCGGCGAAGTGTGGGGAATGGTTGACTGGAACAGCGAAGGGCGCGAGATGCTGGAAAAGAAGGAATACGCCTTCTACTCCCCCGCATTTCTCTATGACGAAGCCGGTACCGTGCAGAGCATCGCCAGTGTCGGCCTGACCAACGAACCCAACTTGCACCAACTCCCTGCCCTAAACCGTGAGGAAACTCCAATGCCACTGCCCGTTGAACTGACCCAGGCACTGGGTCTGGGCGCTGATGCGGATACTGCTTCCGCGCTCACCGCCATCAATACCCTCAAGGCCGATCACCAACTGGCCATGAATCGCGCCAACGCTGGCCCTGATCTGACCAAGTTCGTGCCGAAAGAGACTTTCGATCTGGCCATGAACCGCGCCACTACCGCCGAAGCCAAGGTGAAAGAGACCGAAGAGGCCAAGCTGGCCGCGCTGGTCGATGGCGCCATCGCCGAAGGCAAGATCGCCCCGGCCAACAAAGAGATGTTCCTGGGCATGTGCCGCGCAGACGGTGGCGTGGAGCAGTTCAAGGCATTTGTGCAGAGCGCACCGGTGATCGCTGATGCCGACAAGGTTAAGAGCAAGGCTCCTGCCGCTGTCGATGGTTTGACCGAAAACCAGCTGGCCATGTGCCGCAAGATGAAAATCGCGCCGGAGCAGTATCTGGCCAGTCTCAAGCAAATTGAAGGAGCTCAATAATGGCCGTCCCTAACGAAGCGCAAATTGTCTACGACCTGTTCGTGGCAATGAATGCCTCCTATACCGCTGGCGTTTCCGCCGCCAAGCCGCAGTGGAGCATGATCGCGACCGAGATTCCGAGCACCGGAGCTGCCAACTATTACGGTTGGATGAAAGATATCCCGGGCATCAAGGAGTGGGTCAGCGACCGCCAGCTGGTCAAGCTCGGCGCGCATGGTTATGCAGTCGAGAACAAGACCTGGGAAACCTCGATCACTATCGAGCGCGAGAAGATCGAAGATGACCAGATCGGTATCTACGCGCCGATGGCACAGAAGTTTGGCGAAGACGTGGCCCTGTTCCCTGATGAGCTCACCTTCACCCTGTTGAAGGACGGCTTCTCAACCCTGTGCTGGGATGGTCAGCCCTTCTTCGATACCGATCACCCGCTCGATACCACTCCGGCCAGCACCTTCTCCAACGTGATCGGTAACCCGGCCACCGATGCGGGTGAGCCCTGGTTTGTGCTCGATACCAGCAAGGTGATCAAGCCGATCATCTATCAGCTGCGCCGCCCGTTCGTGTTCAAGAACATGAACCCGACCGAAGAGTACGTCTGGTTCAACAACGAAATGGCTGCCGGTACTGATGGCCGTTGCAACGTTGGCTTTGGTTTCCCGCAGACTGCTATCGGTTCCAAGGCTGCGCTGACCAAAGAGAACTACGAAAAAGCCATCGAGATGCTGGGCACCATGAAGAAGTCCAGCGGCGTCCCGCTTGGCACTCGCCCGACCACCCTGGTTGTCGGTTACAAGAACCGCGCCGCCGCCAAGGCTCTGATCGACATGATGCTGGTCGATGGTGGCAACACCAACATCTACTACAAGGATGTTGAGGTGGTGGTCAGCCCCTACGTGGTTGCCGATCCGGCGCCGTAATCGCAGGCCAACCCGCCCCGGCACTGCCGGGGCCTCTTTCAACCGAGAGGATGAACCATGGCGACCAGACAAGTTGATCTGACCGATACGGCTTGGGTGCTGATCTCCTCGGCAGCCAGAGGGACGATGCAGAACCAGAGCGGCCAGTTGGTGAAGTTCCGAACCGATGCCGCCCTGCCTGCGCCAAGCGTCACCGTTGGCCACATTATGGAGCGGGGCGCGAGTGAGGCATGGGCCTTCGAACCGGCGCAAAACCTCTATGGACGCCTTGCAACAGGCACTGGCCCCCTGATTGTCACTGAGGGTTAACCCATGTTCGGTCGCAGCTTTCTGTTGTTGCCAGGGTCTGCAGTCCCAACGCCCACCCGCAAGAAAAGCGAGGTGCGCTGGGCTGGGTTGACCGGCGTTAGCCTGCCAGCTGATACCGACCGCGATCTGATTGCCCTGCTCAAGGGGCTGCCAGCTCCGGCGGCGGGTACGCTGGCGCCGTTCTTCAACACAACCAGCGACAAGCTCAACGCCTTCAACGACAGCACCAGTCTGGCGTTCAAGTTGAATCTGGTGGGCAGCTGGGCAGGGGGTTCGACCAACCGCTCGATGCAGCTCGACTTTATCGGCACCAACGGCAACCGCCTGGTGGCCAGCCGCGATGCGGCAGTGACCAGCGATGTCATCACCCTGGCGACGTTCTTCAGTATCGATGCCGGTGGTTTCATCGTGACCAACGGCACCAAGCCGGTGATTCGCTCTAACGGCGGCACCTACAACCTGACCGCCGTGCTGCTGATTGCCGAGCAAGTCACCAGCCAGACCACGATTTCAGCGGTGTAAACCGCCAGTAACGACCGTTTAAAGGAGCATTGAAATGGCCCCACGCAAGAAAGCCACCCCAACCGGTGACGACAAAAGCCCGCAGCTGGCAGCTGCTGCAGTGGGCACGGGTACCGAGCTGGTTCAGGCGCAAGCCGAACCGTTGCAATCCGTAGCGCTGGAGCAAGCCGCCGAAGCGCAAGGTGTGGATCTGGTTGCCGAGGCTGGCAAGCAAGCTGAAGAAAAGGCATCTGAAGAGATGAGTCGGATTCAAGAGGCGCAAGCCGCCGAAGCCGCCAGTCTCGAAGCTGAGCAGCAGGCCGCTGCCAATCAGGCCAACGACGACTGGCTGATCGGCCAGTTCGACGTCAAGGCCAAGTCACCGGCCGGTTTCTGGCGCTGTGGCGTCCAGTTCCTGCACTCCAGCGCGACTCGGGTTTTCGTGGTAACCGCCAAGGCCGATGTGCCGCACGACCACAGCTGCGAGATCCCGTGCTGCTACCTGACCGCCGAAGAGGCCAAGCGCGTCTATGGCGACCAGTGGCTGACCGTGCTCATCGATAGCGAAGTGATCAAGGACTAAGCCATGTGCAACTGCCGCTCTTATAACTGGGAGATTGGTGACGTCAGCGAGGTCGTGGTGACGGTGCCGGAGAATATCCGCGCCTGCACCGATGGCCGTGAAACAGTGAGCATTGATGCCTGCATTGTTGATGCGATTCAGGCTCTCTGGGCAAAAGGCTTGCCAACGCTGAATTCTTGCTGCGGTCACAACCGTGCAGAGGTAAGCGTCATCATCCCGGATGACGCAGACCCGCAGGTTTATCTCGATGTACTGAAAGAGTGCGACGGGCGTGACTGGGTTGTATCGCGCTGGGAGCGCATTGATTACCGGAGCAAGGACTAACCCATGGCCATCTATGCGACGAAGCAGGATCTGGAAGACCGCGACGGGAGCATGCTCTACAACTTCGCGCTCGACCGCAGCACCGACACCCTGAACGATGTCTGGATTGATGAGGCACTGGCCACCGCCGATGACGAAATCAATGGCTACCTGAGTCGTCGCTTTGTGCTGCCGCTGCCGGAAGTGCCGGACCTGCTCAAACGCAACGCCATCGTGATCGCCTTCTACTGGCTGGCCGACCGCGACAATCAGGTCACTGACCTGCTGCAAGACCGCTATGACCGCGCCATCGCCAAAATCAAAGAGATTGCGGCGGGCAAGGTGGATCTGGGCCTTCCCACGCCGGATATGCCGCCTGAGGGTAACGTCGGCAAGGTAGAGCTGGTGCAGGATAACGAGCGCCTGTTCACCCGTAACAGCCTGAAAGGGGTGCTCTGATGGCCGTCTCGGTGCAGGTATCTACCCGGGGCGAAGAGCTGGCGCGTTATCAGCGCCTGCTCGATACCCTGGGCCGCAACGACTACAAGGCCGAACTGCTGGAAAGCATCGGTGCCGTGGTCGAAAGCCAGACCCGCCGCCGCATCAGCGACGAGAAGACCGCGCCGGATGGTACGCCCTGGGCTCCCTGGTCAGATGCCTATGCCAAGACCCGCCACGGCGGCCAGAGCCTGCTGCAGGGTGATGGCGATCTGCTCGATAGCATCGAATATCAGTTGCAGCGGAGCAGCGTGCGGGTCGGATCGCCGCTGGTCTATGCCGGAGTGCCGCAAGACGGATTCAGCGGAGCGGTGCAGGTGCCTGCCCACGTTCGCCGCATTACTCAGGCGTTCGGCAAGGCGCTCAAGTTCCCGGTCTATCAGTCGGTCGGCAGCTTTACCCGCATGATGGAGATCCCCCAGCGAGAATATCTGGGCCTCTCCAGCGACAACCAGACCGAGCTGCTCGCCGTGATTGGCGACTTCTGGCAAGACGTGATGAAGGAGGCAGGCCTATGAGCCGCCCTGATTTTGGCACCATCGGCAGCACCGTCAGCGCCTGCGAAGGGGTGGTGAACTACCTCAAGCCCTATCTGGAGGCCACCGGCCCCGGCGCGGATCGGGTGATTGACCGGGTGCAAACCGTGGAGCGCCATATCGGCCGATTCAATGAGGTTGACGATATCAAGCGCTGGATGGGTAACCGCGATGGCGGCATTCGCATCGCCGCGATGCGGGTGGTATCGATGCGCCGTGAAGGCAATCTGATTGGCACTATCGAGTTCTCGGCCTTCGTGTTCTGTGCCGACCAGTTCGGCTATGCCAAAGACCAGCGGGCCGAAGTAATCGCCGGTCGCTTGGCCACCGCCTTGATGCTGACTGGTGGCTGGCGTGGAACCGGTGCCAGCAAGGCGCCGGAAGGGGTGCGGATGGATAACCTCTACACCACCAGTATCGATAAGCTGGGGCTGGCCATCTGGTCGGTGACATGGCGGCAGGACTGGCCGCTCGATAACCCCATCGACCCGGCCACGCTCGATGACTTCTTGCGCTTTAACTGGCGCGCAGAACAGGGCAATGGCGCCCCGGTCTGTGAGGCAGATATCACCCTGCCCGCCGCCACCCCATAGGAGCAATGATGGAACTGAATCTGAAACCGGCCCCCGGGCTGGTCATCAAAAAGCCGGATGGCAGCAAGCTGGCCGCCGAGGGCGAAAAGGTACCGCGCACCAGCTTCTGGCTGAAACGGCTGGCTGATGGTGATGTGAACGAAGTCAAACCGGCCGCCAAGGCCACCAAGAAACCGCAAGTGAAGGAGTGACCATGGCTCTCGGAACTATCCCCAATGACGTGCGCGTGCCGCTCGTCTATATCGAGATCGACAACAGCCAGGCCCTGAGCGGCAACATCGCCCAGGATCAAAACGTGCTGCTGTTCGGTCAGATGATCACCACTGGCGCCGATGCCGGTACCGCCAGCCCGCTGACGGTCACCGAAGTGCCGGTCAGCGAATCGGCCATTGATGCCCTGTTTGGCGTCGGCTCCATGATGGCGCTGGCTGCCAAGCGCTACCGCAAGGCCAACAGCTACACCCGCACCTTCGCGCTGGCCTGTGCCGATATCGCCGCCGGTTCTGCTGCTGCTGGCGGGTATATCTTTAGCGGCCCTGCTGCTGTAGCGGGAACCATTCCACTGATGGTGGCTGGTCAGTCTGTTCAAGTGGGTGTCGCTGCTGCAGCTACGGCGGAAACCATGGCCACCTCTGCCGCGGCCGCTATCAATGCGATAAAGAACCTGCCGGTGACAGCGGCCGTTGATGGTGTCAATACTGCCAAGGTAAATGTCACCGCCAAGCAGAAAGGCCTGACCGGCAACGATATCGACCTGCGTTACAACTACTACGCTGGCGAGCAGCTGCCGAACGGCGTGACCATCACCACCGTAGCGATGACCGGCGGCGCCGGCGCCCCCGATATGGCCGCCATGATCGCCGCCATGCCGGACGAGTGGTACAACCACATCATGATGCCGTTCAACGATACCGCCAGCCTCAACACCCTGCGCGATGAGCTGCTGACCCGCTGGGGCCCGCTCAAGATGAGCGAGGCGATCGCCTATACCGCCTATCGTGGCACCTACGGCGAGACCATCACCTTCGGCGAGGCCCGCAACGACTTCCTGCTGACCTGCATGGGCACCAGCAAATCGCCCAGCCCGAGCTGGGAGTTCGCGGCCAGCTATTGCGGTATTGCGGCCTATCAGCTGGCCATCGACCCGGCACGGCCGCTGCAGACCTTGGCGCTGCCCGGCATTCTGGCGCCGGCCAAGGCCGACCGTTTCGCCTTTGACGAGCGCAACAACCTGCTGAAATCCGGCATTGCCACCTATCAGGTGCAGCCCGGTGACGTGGTGGCCATCGAGCGTGAAGTGTCGATGTATCAGAAGAACGCCTTCGGCGATCCGGATCCGTCCTATCTCGACATCACCACCCCGGCCACCCTGGGCAAGATGCGTTACGACATCAAGGTGATGGTCACCAACCGTTACCCGCGCCACAAGCTGGCCGATGATAACGTGCTGTCCCAGATTGACCCGGCGCAGCCGGTAGTGACGCCCAAGTTGATGGAACAGGCGATTCTGGAAGTGGCGCTCGACTGGGTGACCGCTGGCCTGATGGAAAACTTCGACCTGTTCAAAGAGACGCTGAGCGTCTACCGCGACACCGCCGATCGCAACCGCCTCAACTGCGTGTGCCATCCGGATGTCGTCAACCAGCTGCGCGTCTTCGCAGCCCTGATCCAGTTCAAACTCTAAGGGGGACACCATGGGACAAATCCTCGGTGAAGTGACCATTCGAGCGAATGGTAAAGAGCTGAAAACTAAGCCTGGATGCGTACTTAATCCGGGTGGCTATACCAGCACCCAGCACCTTGGCAAAGGTAAGGTAATTGGCAAGAGCTACAAATACAGCGCGCCAAGCATGGAAATGGTTATCGCCGCCGATGAAGATGTATCAGTGATGAAAATCAATGCCATCCGCGATGCAACCCTTGTTTGGGAGGGTGATAACGGCGTCAGTTATATGATGACAGGCGCCAGTGTAGGCGACACCCTTGCCTCACTGCGCGAAGAGTCTGGTGATATCGCTGTCACGTTTACTGGTGACAAGACGGTGGAGATCTGACCATGGCCTTGATTACCTTCGAACTCGATCATGGGCTGAAGGCGGTGGGGAGCGGCGATGAGCCGCTCCTTTATCGTGAAGTTGGCCTGCGTGAGCTGAATACTAATGATCTTATCGATGCCCAGTTGGCTGCTGAAAAAGTCGTAGTGCATCCAGGCGGTAAGGCCGTTGCTTATACCAGTGATGTGCTTTACGGGTTGGAATTACTGCGCCGCCAGATTGCATATATAGGAGAAGTGCAGGGCCCTATCGAAATAAAGACTATTCGAAAACTTCACACAGAAGATTTCGATCTTATTCAACGCAAGGCGCAAGAGCTTGACCAAGCATTGGCAGAAGATTTGGCCAGAAGGATAGAGGAACGGGGGCGAGCAGATCCAGTTCGTTGATATTGCAATGGGGGTAATGTTTGCCATGAGCAAATATATACCGACATCCGAGCTGGAAAACTTGCCATTGCGCCATCTATTTATTCGCTTCGATAAATTAAAACAGGCGCTGACGCCGAAGAAGTAAAAGGAAATATCATGGCCAAGCAACTTGTCACCGATATCGTTATTAACCTCGCTGGCAACTTGGCCGCCAAATCGCGGCAATATGGCCAGAGCATGAGCCAGTTCGCTGCCAGCAATCAGCGCGCCATGAATATGATTAAGATGTCCACCGCCGCAGCGGGCCGAGGTATCGATGCCATGGGTAACCGCTATGTGGCATTGGGCGCCGCCATGGTTGGCGGTGCATCTGTTCGTGGCTATGCCGAGCTTGATCGCCGTATCTCACGCATCGCCATCGCGGCCGATATCAGCCGCGACAAAGCCAAAGAGCTGAAGGACGAGATTAACGAAGTCAGCAACACCAAAGGCATTCGCATCGACCCGAGCGAAGCGACCGCGGCCGTCGAAGAGATCCTGACCAAGACCGGAGATCTCGAATACGCCATCAATAACCTGCCAAATATCGCCGCCGTTATTCAGGCTACCGGCGCCGGTGGCCTTGAAGTGGGCGGCATCTTCACCGAGTTCAAGAAGCTGGCCATCGACTCCAGCGAAGCGGCAATGCGCGCCATCGATACCCTCAACATGCAGGGTAAGCAGGGCGCCTTTACCCTGGCCAACATGGCCAAAGAGGGCCCCAAGATTTTCGCCGCCTATGCGGCCACCGGTCGAGAAGGTGCCGGCGCGGTCACCGAACTGGGCGCGGCCCTGCAGATCATCCGTCAAGGTGTTGGCTCAGATGCCGAAGCGGTGACGGCCTTCGAATCCATCATTCGCGATATCACCCGCCCGGAGACCGTCAAGAAGCTCAAGCAGTTGGGCGGCATTGAGGTGTTCGATCCCGAGAAGCTCAAGCAGGGCAAAGAGGTGATGCGCAGCCTGCCGGTGCTGATTGAAGAGATCGTCACCAAGTCTGGCGGCCTTTCCAGCAAGCTATCGATGCTCAACCTGACCGACGAAGCCAAGCGGGCACTCAAGCCGGTGATCGCTGAGTACGTCCAGACCGGCGACGTCAAGGCGTTTGACGAGTTCCTCAAACTCTCCGGTGATGGCAGCACTACCCTGAACGATGCCGCCGTGGCCGCCAGCGACTTTGCCGCCAGCCTGCAGCTGGTCAGCAACAGCTGGAACCAGTTTGCCAACAAGCAGCTTGCCGCCCCGATCGCCGAACTGGCCGACGCCATCAACAGCCTGGAACCGGATGCGGTGCAGAACTGGCTGGAAACTGGCAAGAATATCGCCCTGGTTGTCGGCGGTCTGGTGGCCGTCAAGAAAGGGATCGATGCGGTTAAGTGGACCAAGGGCGTATGGGATGCGGCCAAGCCAAGCAAGGGCGGTGCCGGTGGCCTTGGTGGTGCCATGGCCGATCTGGGCGCGACCCCTGTCTATGTGGTCAATATGCCGGGTGGTGGCATGGGCGGGATGGGCGGCGGTGCGGATCTCCCTGGTGGCGGAGGTGGCAGCAAGGGCGGCAAAGCAAAGTCGGCATTTGCCAGCGTGCTGGCCGGTACAATGCTCTATCCCGCCGTGGACTACGCCGCCGATTCCCTGTTCGGCGATACCAAATTCGGCCAGTGGGCCAAGAACACCACCCTCGGCGATCTGGGCAGCGATGCATGGAACATGCTTAGCCGTGAAGGGGTCACCCCGCGCAGCCGCGAGCAGGTAAATGCCTCCCTCGATATCAAGGTCAGCGATGACCGCATCACCGTCCGCGCCCGCGATGCGGCACCCGGCCTGCAGGTGCGCGTGGATAACGGCCCTTCACTGATGCCTTAAGGAGGGTTTGAATGAGCTTTGAAGAGCGTTTGACCGCCTCGATCCGGGGCGTTGAATTCCTGCTGAATACCGCAGAAGGCAAAGGCGGCCGCCGTGCCATCCCCCGCGAATACCCCAAACGCGAAAGCGGCTGGACCGAAGATAACGGCGCCGTGCTCACCAACGAGCAGATCACCGGCAAACTGGTCGGCAAGGACTATATCGACCAGCTACGCGCCCTGCTCAATGCCCTGAACCAACCCGGCACCGGCGAGATGATCCATCCGTGGTGGGGCGTGCGCACCGTGCAGGTCGGCGAGGTCAGCCACCGCCTGGATAACGAAGAGGATGGCGTCGCTTATGTCACCTTCACGGTATGGGAAGCTGGCAAACGCCTGTTCCCCACTGCTGCCATCGATACCGCCGCCACCCTGGGCAATGCCGCCGCCGCGGCGCAGGGTGTCAGCGAGCAATCATTCCTCGATTCGTTCGTCACCGGTATCGATAACATGGGCGTGATGGTCGATACCTTCCTCGACGATCTGGACGAGTTGACCCGTGGCCTGCCATCCCTGCCTGACCAGTTCCGCGAATGGACCGATCGCCTGATGCGCACCAAGGATAGTGTCGGTTCGCTGCTGGCCTACCCGGGCGAACTGGCCCGCGAGGTGACCGGCATCGTGGAGGATGTCAAAGGCGTGGTGACTGACCCAATCCGGGCCCTGTCTGTTTATGACCAGGTGAGCCGTCGTTGGGAAGGGATGCGCGCTGAGCTGGCCATCACGGGCGGCTTGCCGACCAGCATCAACAGCGATGTGATCACCGGCGTTGCCTCGTCGGTACCTACCATCGATACCCCCACCGAGCTGAATGCCGCGCTCGATAACGGCAAGGCCTTTACCGCGCTGATTGACCGAGCCACCGCCACGGCGGCGGCCAGTGCCATTGCCAGTGCGGATCTCGGTACCACCCGCGACTTTACCCCTGACCAGAACGGTCAGGTGACCATCGGCCAGTCGCTGACCGGCGATCAGGTCAACAACCAGATCAGCCGTCCGGTCACCATGGATGGCGTTGTGGGGGCAGATCGCAATCTGCTGCTCACCGCTGACGATCTGGAGCAGCTGGCCAACTACTGGGCCAACATACTGGCCGAGCTGGCCATGGATGCGGTAGAGGCAGAGCAGAGCGATGTGTGGCGCGCCCTGCGCGATCTGCGCCTTGCCCTGCTCAATGACAGCCGAGAACGTGGCGCCAAGCTGCCGCGCCGCCGTCAAATCACCCTGACCACCACCACCGCGTCGGCCCTGCTGGCGTGGCAGCAGTATGGCAATGCCGAGTACCGCGATCGGCTGGTGATGGGCAACAAGCTGCGCGATCCTGCCTTTATCACCCCGAGCACCAACATTCAGGTCGTGGATGAGGTGAGCAATGGCTGAACCCATTACCCTGCGCGTGGATGGTCAGCTCTATAGCGGCTGGCAGAAGGTGCGCATCACCCGCAGCCTGCGCGATATCGCCGGTGATTTCGAGCTGCACCTGACACGCAAATGGGACGATGCCAAGGCGATGGTCATTCGCGAAGGCAGCGCCTGCACCGTGCATATCGGCAACGATCTGGTGTTGACCGGCTACGTTGACGACTTCACCCCCAGCTATGACGCCAAAGAGGTGAGCTGGGTGGTCAGCGGCCGCAGCAAGACCAGCGATCTGGTGGACTGCTCGGCCATCTACAAGAGCGGCCAATG